CCACCCTGCACGACGGCCGCACCGTCTGCACGCAATGCCCCGACTGGATCGCAGAGTGCGATGCCAGAACCACCCTGCGGATGCCCACCAAGGACGACCGCAGGCGCTACCTCAATCTGGTCGCAAAGCGCCGCGGCCAGAACGCAGCGGGCGAGCTCAAGGCCTTGATGCTCGCCATCCACAACGCCGGAAAAGCCGGCTCACAGGAGGTTGAAAAGTGAACATCTGCATCTTCTCCGGTCGCATTGGACGCGACCCGGAACTGCGCTACACGAACAACGGAGACGCTGTTCTCTCGTGGTCGCTGGCGGTCGATACCGGCACCAAGGCGCAGCCGGCTACCATGTGGCTCGACTGCTCAATCTGGGGCAAGCGGGCCGAGGCGCTCCAGCCGTATCTCGCCAAGGGCCAGAAGATCACCGTCAGCGGCCGTCTGGCGCACGAGGAGTACCAGGCCAAGGACGGCACCACCAAGGCTCGCCTTCGCCTCACGGCTGACCAGGTGGAGCTTCCGCCGCGTGGCGATGCGCCGGCCCAGCAGGAGCCGCAGCAGCAGCGCAAGCCGGCCAGCAAGACGCCGCTGGCTGACATGGACGACGACATTCCTTTTAACTGAGCGGGTCCGGCAAACCGCACGAAAAACCGGCTAGAAAATCATGAGTCAAACTGCTGCAATCCTGCATCACCTGTCGCGTGGAAAGTCACTGACGGCGCTGGAGGCGTTGCAGCGGTTTGGCTGCTTCCGCCTCGCAGCGCGGGTGCGCGAACTGAAGGACATGGGCCATAACATCCTGAGCCACCGAGTCGAGCGCGGAGGCAAGACCGTCGCGCTGTATGTGCTGGTGCAGCGCAAGGAGTGATACAATCACAGAAGCGCCGTGGAAAGCGCATAAGCAGGCCTGTGGTCCCTTTTGGCGGGCGCACTCGGCCCGTTCTCAACCGCAATGGTTGGCGTCTGCTCGGAATTTCCACCCGAGTGCGTCCGGCCAAAGGGGATCACAGTGTTCTACTACAAGTTCCATGTGGGCGATTACGCGAGCCACACGGCGCATCTGACGCCGCTGGAGGACATCGCATATCGTCGCCTGCTGGATCTCTACTACCAGCGCGAGGAAGCGCTTACAGGCTCTCCAGAGCACCTTGCACGCATCATTAGGATGCGCGAGCACGCTGATGTTGTCGAGGTTGTGCTGCGTGAGTTCTTCGTCGAGGAGGACTCTGACAACGGCGACAACCCGACCAGCGTCTGGCGAAACAAGCGCTGCGATGCGGAAATCGACGGGGCAAAGGACAGGAAAAGGAAGTCGTCCGAAGCTGGAAAAGCATCGGCCGCAGCCCGTTCAACGGATGTTCAACGGACGCTCAACGACCGTTCAACGGAGGTTCAACCATCCATTACCCATAATCCACTACCCACTACCCAAGACCCACTACCCAAGACCCAAGAAGGAAACACTCAACGCGGTCAGTCCAAGAACAACCGCAAAAGCGCTGCCGCGCTTGCGGTCATCCCGCGACCCGATGATGTCAGCGAGGCCACCTGGGAGGGCTGGCAGGCGCTGCGCAAGGCCAAGCGAGCACCGATCACCGCAGGCGTCATCAGCACGCTACGGGCCGAGGCGATGAAGGCCAGCATCAGCCTGCAAGTCGCGCTCGATACCTGCTGCCTGAGAGGATGGGCAGGCTTCAAGGCCGACTGGATGACCGAGCGCAGGCAGTCAGCCACCGAACGCGCAGCAGAGGCCGTCGCCCGCCTCACCGGCCAGCGCGACCACGAACGCGGCATCACCTACATCGAGCACGACGATGAAATCTCATTCTGACTCGCCCACCCGCATCACCGACCGCCTCTTCCGCCGCTTCGCTGCGATCTGGGGCGTCCAGAAGATCGGCGCGATGTTCCCGGCCGATGACCTCGAAGTGCGCTCGACATGGGAGCAGCAGCTACTACGCTTTCCGCTGCCCGTTGTCGGCCAAGCATTGCAGGCGCTCATCGACGCAGGAAGCGAATGGCCACCGACCCTCTCCGAGTTCATCGCCACCTGCAAGCAGTTCAACCACCAAGCGCATCAAGCCGGCCCCGAAGTACTCCCGCCACCGAGCGCGACAGAATCGGCCGCAGCCGCGCAGATGCTCCAGTCCATCGCTCAGACCGTTGCCAAGCCTGCCGGCTTCGACTACCTTTCCTGGGCGCGGCGTCCGAAGTCGGCGCAAGCCGTGCGCCTGCTCCAGCGCGGTGCCGAGCACGAACCACGCCTGCGCGACCTCCTGCGTCAGCATCTTGCGAACAACGGCGAAAACTGCCAGACTCCCGAAGCCGTCGATGAAATCCTCGCCATCAAGAGGTCCGGTCATGTGGCGCTTTGAGCTTTTCGTTGCCGAGAACCCGCATACCGGCGAGGATCGCTGGTTCTGGCAACTGGTCGCCCCGAACTCGCGCCCAGTCGCCCGGTCATTCACCGGATACGCGACCAAAGCACACGCGGCGCGGGCCGCGAAATCCATCCCACTCGGCGCTCCGCACGGGATCGCTTGGCGTGATTGGTGGATGACCGGTAAACCATGAGCGGCGGAACTTTTCAAAAGGGACAGAAAGGCGGTCCGGGCCGGCCGAAAGGCATGGTCAACAAGACGACTGCGAATGCCCGCGAGGCGATTGCTCGGCTGGTCGATGGCAACGCCGAGCGGCTGCAAGAGTGGCTCGACCAGATCGCCGAGCGAGACGGCCCTCAGGCTGCATGGCGCTGCATGATGGATGTCATCGAGTACCATGTGCCCAAGCTCAGCCGCACCGAGCACACCGGCGCGGATGGCGGGCCGATTCAGATTCTCGCGTCAGAGGCGGATGAGCGGATTTAAGCTCACCGCCAAGCAGGCAGCGGCTCAGGAGGTTCTCAGCGGGCCGGCAACGCACCTGATGCTGTTCGGAGGTAGCCGATCCGGCAAGACCTTCCTGCTGACCCGCAACACGGTTTTCCGGGCGATCAAGGCACCCGGCTCGCGGCACGCGATCTTCCGGTTCAGGCTGAACCACATCCGCGCCAGCATCGTGCTGGACACCTTCCCGAAGGTCATGCAGATCGCCTTCCCTGGCGTCAAGTACGACCTGAACAAGACCGAGTTGTTTGCCGAGATTGCGGGCGGCTCGCAGGTCTGGTTCGGTGGCGTGGACGACAAGGACCGCACCGAGAAGATCCTCGGCATGGAGTTCGCCACGGTCTACTTCAACGAGTGCAGCCAGATTCCGATGAGCAGCGTGGACACCGTGCTGACTCGTCTGGCGCAGAAAGCCACGGTCAAGATCGCCAACCGCCAGCCGTCGATGCTCAAGCTGCGGGCCTACTACGACTGCAACCCGCCGAACAAGAACCACTGGACCTATCGCCGGTTCGTGCAGAAGATCGACCCGGAAACCAAGCTCGGACTGCCGAAGCCGGCCGACTACGACAGCTTCCAGATCAACCCGGCCGACAACGCCGACAACCTGTCACCCGAGTACCTCGCCCAGCTTGAGGCGCTGCCGGCCCGGATGCGGGCGCGGTTCCTCGAAGGCCGCTTCGCTGACGCCAACCCTGCCGCGCTCTTCCCCGAGGAGCACATCGACCGCTGGCGCGTGCTCGACGGCACCGTGCCGCAGCTTGTGCGCGTGGTGATCGCCGTCGATCCGTCTGGCGCGGACGATAGCGACAACGCCGACAACGACGAGATCGGCATCATCGTGGCGGGTTTGGGCCAGGACGGCGCAGCCTATGTGCTGGAGGATCTGACGCTGAAGGCCGGGCCTGCAAGCTGGGGCCGCGTGGCAACCACGGCATTCGACCGCCATGCGGCCGACGCCATCGTGGCCGAGACGAACTTTGGCGGCGCAATGGTGCAGCAGGTCATCCAGACGGCCAGGCCACGCACGCCGTTCCGGGCTGTGACTGCCAGCCGCGGCAAGGCGGTGCGGGCTGAGCCGTTCTCGGCGCTCTATGAGCAGGGCAAGGTGCGCCATGTTGGGATGTTCGCCAAGCTGGAGGACGAGCTATCCGGGTTTTCCACAGGCGGCTACACTGGCGCCCGCAGCCCGAACAGGGCCGATGCGCTCATCTGGGCGCTGGCTGCGCTCTTCCCGGCGATGACTGCGCCGGCCAAGAAGATCGAGTCTGCCGGCCTGATGTTGCCCTCGGCGCATCGTTGGTGAGACAATCCGCCGCAAAAGGGGCTTGACAATGGCGCGACTTTCCAATGAGCAACGGCTGGCGAACATCCACGCGGAGATGATGGCCGAGTTCGACTCGATCCAGTCGGCCGTGCGCGATGACCGCCTGCAATGCCTGCAAGACCGGCGCTTCTACTCCATCGCGGGCGCTCAGTGGGAAGGGCCGCTGGGCGAGGCGTTTGAGAACAAGCCGAAGTTTGAGGTCAACAAGGTGGCGCTCGCGGTCATCCGCATCTTCAACGAGTACCGCAACAACCGCATCGCGGTTGATTTCCTGTCGAAAGAGGGCCGCGAGAAAGACGCGCTGGCCGAGACTTGCACCGGCCTGATGCGGGCTGACGAGCAGGACAGCACCGCCGATGAGGCCTACGACAACGCTTTCGAGGAGGCGGTCGGTGGCGGGTTCGGCGCGTTCCGGCTGCGGACGATCTATGTCGATGAGGAGGACGACGAGGACGAGCGCCAGCGCATCGTTTTCGAGCCGATCTATGACGCTGACTCATCGGTGTTCTTCGACCTGCAAGCCAAGCGCCAGGACAAGGCAGACGCCAAGCGGTGCTTCGTGCTGTCGTCGATGACCCGCGAAGCGTACCGGGCCGAATACAACGACGACCCTGCAAGCTGGCCGAAAGAAATCCATCAGTACGAGTACGACTGGCTGACGCCGGATGTGGTCTACGTGGCCGAGTATTACCGAGTCGAGGAGGTGCGCGAACTGGTCCGCATCTTCCAGACGCTCGACGGCGAGGAGGAGCGTTACCCGCAGGAAGCGTTCGACGATGATCCCGAGCTTGAGGCTCAACTGGCCGGCATCGGCACCCGTGAGGTGAGGCAGAAGCGAGTCCGCCGCCGCAAGGTGCGCAAGTACATCGCCAGCGGCCGGCGCATCCTCGAGGACTGCGGCTACATCGCGGGAAACTGCATCCCGATTATCCCGGTCTACGGCAAACGCTGGTTCATCGACAACATCGAGCGGTGCATGGGTCATGTGCGGCTGGCGAAGGACGCGCAGCGCCTGGCCAATATGCAGCGCAGCAAGCTCGGTGAGATCAGCGCACTGTCGTCGGTCGAGAAGCCGATCCTTCTGCCCGAACAGGTTGCCGGCCATCAGGTGATGTGGAGCGAGGACAACCTCCGCAACTACCCGTATCTGCTCATCAACCCGATCACCGATGCTGCCGGCCAGACCAGCGTGAGCGGCCCGGTGGGCTACACGCGACCGCCAGTCGTCCCGCCTGCGCTGGCTGCGCTGTTGCAGATCAGCGAGACGGACCTCAAGGACCTGACTGGCGATCAGGCGCAGGCTGACAAGATGGTCAGCGGAATCTCGGGCAAAGCCGTCGAGATGATCCAGCAGCGCATTGACGGGCAGGCGTTCATCTACATGGACAATTTCGCCAAGGCCCGCAGGCGCGGCGGCGAGGTCTGGCTCTCGATGGCGCGTGATACCTATGTCGAGTCGGGCCGGCGGATGAAGGCCATCGGTGCGCAGGATCAGATGCAGTCGGTGGAACTTCTGCGGCCGGTGATGACCCAGGAAGGCGGCATCGAGGTCGAGAATGACCTGTCCAGGGCGTCTTACGATGTCGTTGCCACCGTCGGTCCTGCGAGCAGCAGCAAGCGTGCCGCGACCGTGCGGGCGCTCACGGGCATGATGGCGATCACCAACGACCCGCAGACGCAGCAGGTTCTGCAAGGCATGGCGCTCATGAACATGGAAGGCGAGGGCATCTCGGATGTCCGCGACTACTTCCGCAAGCGACTCGTCCAGATGGGCGTGATCAAGCCGACCGACGAGGAGGCCGCGCAGATGGCGGCAGCAGCGCAGGGCCAGCAAGATCCGCAGGCCTTGTTCTTGCAAGCCGCAGCCGAGGAGGCAATCGCCAAGGCCGCGAAGGCTCGCGCTGACACCGTGGCGACCGTGGCTAACGCGGAACTGACGCGGGCAAAGACCGTCGAGACGCTGAGCAAGGTTGATGTTGCGGAGACGCGGCAGACGCTGGACATCCTCGACAAGATGGGCCAGCCGCAGACGCCAGCGCGGCCGGTGCTCTGATGGCCGAGCCGACGATTCTCGGTGCGCTGCGTGACCCGCAGTTTCGGCGCGATGTGCGTCAAGGTTTGACCGACGCGCTCAATCGCGGCTTTGTCGGCGGTCTGCTGGGTGGCCCGGTGGACATCGCCACGATGGTGATGCGGCCGTTTGGCTACACCACGGAAAAGCCCGTTGGTGGCAGCGAGTGGATTGGCCAGAAGATGCAGGACGCTGGGCTCGTGAGCGCAGCCCGCAACCCGCTAGCCGAGTTCCTGTCAGCCGTTGCAGTGCCGAGCGCAGTGACCAAAGCAGCGCCTGCGTTGATGCAGGCTGAGACGCGGATGGCTGAGAACCTTGCAGCGCCGACCCGTTTCCGCGATGTCACGCGAGGGCAAGGTGGCGCGATTGTGTACCACGGCACGCCGCATCGGTTCGAGCGGTTTGATGCCAGCAAGATCGGCACTGGCGAAGGTGCGCAGGCGTATGGGCATGGGTTGTATTTTGCGGAAGCGCCTGAAGTTGCTCGTGGTTATTCTTTATTGGCAGATCAAAACATCACAGCACAGCAGTATCTGCGAATGTACGGTGGAGACAGAAAAAAAGCAGAGGAAGGATTTCTTAAAGATGTCAAAAAAAAGGCTTTTGGAAAATACACATCTCAAATTGCAAATGATCCTGATATTCTAGAATCCATTCGTGGAAAAGGAACGGTCTACACCGTAGACATCCCCGATGAGATGATCCCGAAGATGCTGGATTGGGACAAGCCGTTGAGTGAGCAGTCGCCTGAAGTGCAAAGAGTGTTGCGCGGTATGTGGCTGAAGGCCAAAAAATCATTTGAAGGAATCGACCCAAACGGAAACCCAACAGCCGGCCAAGTGCATCACTTATATTCGCAGCATCGCGGCGGAAATACTGCGGCAGTCGCGGAAGAGCTAAGGGCATCCGGCATTCCTGGCATCCGCTACCTGGACGCACGCAGCCGAGGCCAAGGAGGCAACGGTACATCCAACTTCGTAGTGTTTCCCGGCGAAGAACAGCGTGTTCAGATTCTGAGCAGAGACTGAGCGGCGACCGCTAGGCCGCGTTAACTGGCGAGACGAAGGGCACCATGAGCGAACAGATCGAGCAGGAAGAGCAGGAAGTCGAGCAGGAAGAGCAGCAGCTTGAGCAGCCCGAGGCGCAGGCCGAGGAGCAGCCGGCCGAGCAAGAGGCCGATGAGGTTGTTGTCACCATTGGCGACGAGCCGCCGGTTGAGGAGGAGTCCCGTGCGCCTGAGTGGGTGCGTGAGCTGCGCGTGCAGCAGCGCGAGTTGCAGCGCGAGAACCGCGAACTGCGCCAGCGCCTCCAGACTTCGCAACCTGCGGCCGCGCCTGCGCTCGGTGCCAAGCCTACGCTGGAGGGCTGCGACTACGATACCGAGGTGTTCGAGCGCCGGCTGACCGAGTGGCACGACAAGCGGCGCGAGGTGGAGTCGGCACAGGCAAAGGCGCAGCAGGCTCAGGAGGAGCAGCAGCGTGCGTGGATGGCCAAGCTCAGCAGCTACCAGCAGGCCCGTGCATCGCTGAAGGTGCGCGACTTCGACGACGCCGAGGCGGTGGTCGAGCAGACGCTGAATGTCACGCAGCAGGGCGTGATTCTGTCCGGTGCCGAGCGGCCCGAACTGGTGATCTACGCGCTGGGCAAGAACCCGAAGAAGGCGAAGGAGCTCGGCGCGATTGCCGACCCGGTGAAGTTCGCATTCGCTGTGGCGCAACTGGAGGCTCAATTGAAGGTACAAGGACGCAAGAGTCCGCCGCCGCCTGAGAAGGTGGTCAGCGGCACGGGCCCCGTGTCAGGCGCGGTGGATTCGACGCTGGAGCGGCTGCGCGAGGAAGCGGCCAGGACTGGCGACATGAGCAAAGTGCTTGCGTACAAGCGCAGCAAGAAGGCATAATCCGCCGCAAGAGGGTTTCGCCAGCCCAAAATCGGCAGAGCAGGACGCAAGAGGTGGCCATCCAGCCCTGATTGGATGAGACGAGCAGACGGCAGCGGCAACGCTGCAACACCCTTTTCTCATTCACTCAGGAGCTACCATGCCCAACGCCTTTTCCAAAGAAGAGCGCATCGCGTTCGAGGACATCCTCGAAGGCTTTCAAGATGCTTTGGTCCTGTCGCGCAACGTCGCGGTCTACAACACCGACCAGACCATGATGGAGCGCACCAACAACATCATCTGGCGTCCGCAGCCGTACATCTCGGTGAGCTACAGCGGCACCGACATGACCACCAACTTCGACGACTACACCCAGCTCAGCGTCCCGGCCACCATCGGCTTCTCGCGCTCGGTGCCGTGGTCGATGACCGCGACCGAACTGCGTGACGCGCTGCAAGAGGGCCGTCTTGGTGACGCTGCCAAGCAGAAGCTGGCCAGCGACATCAACGTCGCCGTCATGAACGTCGCCGCGCTGCAAGGCTCGCTGTTCGTCAAGCGCACCGGCGCTGCCTCTGGCTTCGACGATGTGGCCGAGTGCGAGGCCGTGATGAACGAGCAGGGCGTGATGGACACTGATCGCT